AAAGTCTTTTCTACTAAAAACATCATGATGTTTCACCTCCATAACAATACTTTAATTGTGTAACCATGCTGTTTATAGTGTCTCTAACCTTTTCACTTGTTTTTCCAATAAATTCCCTATTCTCATACCAATCACTTATAAGCAGCATACAAAATAATTTTGCTAAATTATTGGCACTATCAAATGTATTCCCTGTAGCATTTTTAAGATATTCTTCTGCTGAATTAATTAAAGTTTCAATCAGTAAATCTTCATCAGTATTATTTTTTTCAATTTTTAAAAACTCTTTTACTTCATCTATTGAAACTATCATCTAATCACCCCTAAAAGAAGAAGAGAGGGTAACCCCTCTCTTATGCTTCTGGAACTGGTGTTAAATCTACTTCACCAATAACAACTGCTTTCTTATCTATTACCTTAACATCTAATCTTTCTCTAGCTTTCATTGCCATTAAGTCTGCATTCCATGTGCTATCACTTCTATCGTTAAATTCAATAGATAAGCTTTCTCTATCAAATATTGTTATAGCTTCTTTTAAATCTCCACAATAGATTAATGCCTTATTAGTTTGGCTATCTGTTGGCAAAGTTTTATTAGACACTCTTATTATAGGATATCTACCAAATAATAACCTTCTAGTAGGTTGTGTTGGATCTGGTTGAAGCAAATATCTGCCATCATTATCTTTTAATTTATCAAAGTAATTGAATGTGTCTTGATTCATGACTACTATCGAAGTTAATTCAAAAGATGGATCTAATTTTGTATTAAATATATCTTTTAAATCATCGAGAGAACTTACCGTAACTTTTCCTGACCCAAATTCTTCATTTAAAGTTTTAAGAATTAAAGCATTCCTAGTAGCTTTTCCCTTCTTAGCTACCCATCTGCTTACATATGCTAAAATGTTTTCTGCAGTATCTTGTAATAATTCTCTTGAAAATTTTAGGATTCCACCTTTTTTCTTTACTTCGTATTTGATTTGTTCAAATTGTGGTCCTTCCATTTCTGGAAATTCTGCAGCTTCATCTACATTATCAAATGGTGTATAATCAGCTTCTTTTTCAATTACCCTAGAACCGCTTAATGTGTTTACTTTTTCTACATTAACATAATTTTCCAAGGCATCTGGATAACTTCTCCTAAGTTCAATAATTTTTGTTCTAACATCTTCTGGAACAGCATATCCGCCATCTTCCTTAACTCCTTCAGTCATAGTAGTAGAATTTAAAATTTCTCTATCTTCTGAAGTTAATTTTGTAAATCCACCAGCAGCTTTAATAGCATTTACAAAAGCTTCTACTTTAGATTTTCCTTTACCATCAAAATTAGATACTTTCTTGTCGTTACCATCATTGCCTAAATCATTATCATCTTCAATAGCCTTTAATGCTTCAATTTTTGCTTTTATAGTTTCAATTTCATTTAATAGCGCCTCAATTTCTTCTTTAGTAACTCCTTCTTTATTAAGCAATTCCTTTGCAGATTTTTGCTTGTTTTGCAATTCATTTAACAATTCTCTCATTTCCTTAGTCATTAAAATCTCCTCCCTTTAAATTAAAATTGCTAGCTTCAATTCCTAAAGCTAGCTTTGCTTTTAATAATTCTAATTCAGTTTCATTTTCAACATTACAATCTTGGTTACTATTTATTTGTTGCTTTTCCAATTTGTTAATTTTATTAATTATCAAGTCTAACTTATCTTCTATACTTTTAGTATTTGAATTCTTTAGTTTTTCAGGTACATTTTTATAATAATTAAAGTATTCAGAAGTACAAGCAGCTACATTACTTGCTTCTCCTACTTCTATGTTGAAATATTCTGCTGCCTTATCACCTGTTAGCCAGGTTTCTTCTTGTACCATTTGTTTAATAGTATCAATTTCTATTCCATCTTTTAAATGTTGACTATATACATTTATTATTCCTTCTTCAATCCTATCAAGTTCATCCGCCATTTTTCTTAATTCAATAGCATTATAGCCACCCCAAATACCTAACCAAGGTTTATGGATCATTACGAAGGCATCTGTTGGCACTACTACTTTGTCACCTGCAAACATAATGACAGAAGCTATAGAACCTGCTAATCCGTCTACATGTACAATCTTATAGGCTTTATTTCTTTTTAGTTGATGATAAATAGCTAGACCTGCAAATACAGAGCCACCACCACTGTTTATATAAATGTTTAGATTTTTAACTCCATCTACTTCTTTTAAAAACTCTGCAACATCTGCAGGACACTTATCACTATCGTCCCATTTAGACCATTCAGAACTTACAATATCACCATAAAAATAAAGATCTGCAGATTCTTCTGTTTGATTTTTTATTTCTAATTTACCTACTGTTTTTATATCCCCTGTGTTATCTTTATTCTTTAATTCTAAGACTTTCGCCATCTATTCACCACCTTTCTTTCTATAAGCAATTCCAGCCTCTGTAATAGGTACCATATTGCCATTAACAAGTAATGCGTCTCCGCCTTCTGCTGCTTCCATTTCTTCTAATGCTCTAACTTCGTTTGGTTTTAAGAATCCTCCTTGTATACCTGTCCTATAAGCTTCATATCTTGTTTTAATATCTGCTCTAATAATTGAATCAACATTAAATTTGCAATAATAACCCTCATCTAGTTCGCTATTTAGAAATAACTTATAACTTAATTCCTGTTCATACATAGTTAAGATAGCCATAAGTGTGTCTATATAAAATTGCTTCTGTTGCTCTGTTATGTTTGAGTAAGTGGATCTTTCTAAGTCATTTAATTGGTGCATTTTAATACCAAAAGCAGCAGCGATTTGCCTAATCGTTAATTCAGTATTTTCTATAAACTGTGCATCTGCCATAGATAAACTAATAGGCTGAAATTGATATCCTAATGGTAATAAACTAATTCTATGCGCATTTTTAAGGCCATTACTCATTTGCTCAAACTTTTCTCTGAAAGTCTTTTCTGCCTCTGGATTTAAGTCTCCAACATAATGCACAATTCCTTTAGTTTGCATCCCATTTTTAAAAAATTGATTTACATAATCTTCTGCAGATTTCCCATTTTCAATTAGGGTTCTTAAATAGGTTATTGGAGTTATGCCACATATTCCATCTAATGAAAAACCTTTAAAATGCAATATTTCATCTGGTTTTAATTTAATTCTTTCTCCATTATCTCCATTAACTATATACCAAAGTTTATTGCTACTATCTAATAATCCTTTTTCATCAATCCAAATTTCTACCTTGGTGGCATCTACTGGCCATAATGCTTTTATCCTACCTTTTTTCTCAAATTCAATTACTGCAAAGCTGTTACCATGAATATTTCGCTGAGTTTCTAAACATCTAAAAAAATCAGATGTACTCATATATGGATTAGGTCTTGTTTTGAGAATATTATAAAGATAGTGGTTTGTAGCCTTTTTAATACCATTTTCATCTCTGTAAATTTTTATTGGCAGTTTTGCTACTGATTCAGCTAAAATTCTTATACAAGCATAAACTGTAGCCTCTTTAAGTGCTTTTTCACCTTTAACGCTATCAGTTTCTATTCCTAGCCATTCCAGTAATTCTTCATCTTTTAGTGTTACAGTTTTATTGTTTGCATCAAATGCTTTTCTAAATAACAATTAATCACCCCCTTGGCGGATGCCTTGAAAAAAATATTCCGATTCCAAAAAGTGTAATTCCAAGTGCATACATTCCTGCAATTTTAGATAATAAAAAAGTGGCTAATACTATCAAAATTAAGCCACTTATAATTAATATATCTTCTATATAGTTAAGAATTATTATCACCCCCAAAGCTTATCCAAAAAATCTGGTTTAGCATATTGATTTATGTCTATTGGATTAGACTTATGCGCCATTGCTAATTTATGAGCATCTATAACTGCATCTACAGGGTCAATTCTTTTTCTCCTATCCTGTTTTACTATCTTTATCTCTCCAAAACTATTTCTTTCTATCTTAGCATTTGCAATACTCCAAGTTAATAACTCATTTTCTTTGTTATAAATAATATTACCCGCATCTACTTCTAATCTAAAATCTTCTGTTGCATCATTTAAACTCCTAGCACTTTGTTTAATTTCAACACAATCAACTCCAAAAGATTCTAGATCACTTAAAAAGGCACTTGCATTAGCTGGGTCATAAGCAATAGCGATTAATTTTAAGTTATACTTCTCTATAGTATCTTTAAGATATTGAATTATATATTTATAATCAGTCTTTACTCCACCCAAAGTTTCAGTTACAGTTAACAAACCTTTTTTAATCCAAATATCATAAGGGGC